TGATAACAAAACGGAATTACTCAGGTTAGCAAGATTAGATGAAGAAGAGCAGAAAGAGGCTGCCAAACGCATAGCAGCAGGAGAGGCTAAAAGTGTAAGCGAGGCCATACAACAGATTAAGAAAGAACAGATTTATACCACCTATTTAAATACTGCACGCAAAGATAGTACCAAGTGGCGCATCTACAATGATAGCATGGAAACAATCAATCTTGATGAGCAATTTGACTTTATTATCACGGATCCGCCATATCCTAAAGAGTATCTGCCATTGTATGAGACATTAAGCATTCGTGCAAGTGAATGGCTAAAACCTACTGGATTGATGCTCGTGATGTGTGGCCAATCATATTTGGACGAGGTATTGGTATTAATGACTAAACACATTGATTACTACTGGATGGCGGCATATTTGACACCAGGCCAACCTACGCCTTTACGAAACAGACAAGTAAACTGCAGTTGGAAGCCAATTATAATCTTCGGTAACAAAGATTATAAAGGCAAAATATTTGGAGACGTGTTTTCAAGTGATAGGAGNAGAAGGANCTCCATGAGTGGCAGCAGTCAATCTCTGGAATGGAAGCTATCATAAAGCAGTTTTGCCTACCGGGCCAAAGTATTTTAGACCCGTTTTGTGGCACTGGAACAACTGGAATAGCAGCACTAAAACACGGTTGCAGATTTGTCGGTATAGAACTCGATCCACAAACAGCAGAAGTTGCAAGAGGGAGGCTCAGTGACTATGACACGCAAGAGGAATGATAGCCACTCAACCGAGTTCGGTTTATGGCTGAGAGAACAGCCAGAAATAGATAGTTCGCTTGGTTATGTTGCTACCAATATAGACTATGTTTGGCAGAACTACAAAACTGGAGAGTGGATGTTAATAGAAGAAAAGCGGTATATGGCCGAACCTTCTTATGCTCAAAGGCAAGTGTTTAGAGTAGTAAACAAGGCAATTAGAGACAGCAAATATAAAGGTTTTCATCTGATACAGTTTGAAAATACAACGCCAGCTGATGGTAGGATATTTTTAGATCGAAAAGAGATAAATAAGGAACAGCTCATCGCATTTTTGCAGTTCAGGCTTAACGAAGTAAAGTGTGAAAGAGGAGGGGTAAGCGATGAAGCATAAGCGAGTGTTGTTATTTAATAATCCCATTGCTCCGAGAATATGTCCAGAGTTGGCATGTGAGATCGGATTAACAGAGAGCCTTTTATTATTGCAGATAGACTATTGGATCAGTATTTCGGATAATGAAAGGGATGGGATGCTGTGGACTTACCAAAGCGTTAGGGATATTCAGCAGAAAGCATTCCCTTTTTTAAGCGTTGCTACTATAAGCCGTGCACTTAATAATTTGATTGAGAAAGGCTATTTGATAGTAGGCAATTACAATGATAAGAAGTACGATAAAACAAGGTGGTTTGCATTGAACTATGACAAGCTAAAGGAGTTGAAGTCAATAAGGGTGGACGATGAAGGTTCAGGGGTGTTTCAAAATGAAACACGTTCGTTTCAAAATGAAACACGTTCGTTTCAAAATGAAACACGTAAATTGCAAAATGAAACAACTATACCAGAGATTACTACAGATACTACTACAGAGATTACAAAAGAAAGAAAAGAATATAAAGAAAAGAAAGAAAGCCGCAAATCTAACGATTTGCTATTCACCGTAGAGGAGAAGAAAAAGGCTGACAAGGAACTTGAGATGTTCAATGCGTTTTGGAAGGCGTATCCTAAAAAGCAAAAGCGTGCGGTTGCCCTGAAGTGCTGGCAGAAGCTAAAGGTCGATGAAGAGTTGTTCACCGAGATTATGGCTGGTTTGGACAGATTGAAACAAAGCAGACAATGGCGGGAGCAAGATGGTAAGTTTATTCCAATGCCGAGTACGTTCTTAAATGAGCGGCGGTGGGAAGATGAACCCGAAGTAGACAAGCAGGCTTTAGTGCAGAAGTCTAACGTGTTGGAGGAACAGCGGGTTAAAAGAGTTTATGAGCTTACCCCAGAGCATCCACCATTCCATGACGATATCGGTAATACGCTAAAGTGGATGGAGCTCGTGAAGGAGTGGGAGGCAAAATATGGCATGACATTCCAAGAATGGGAGGACAAGAACGGTCCGTTGAGAGAGTATATGCGAAAGCACTATGGGAGGGGTTAGGATGCAGGCAAATGATTTAATGGAGCAGGTAAAAGAATACTTTACCGAAGGCGATTACTTTAATGATAAAGGCGAGCTGGTATGTGGTAAGTGTGGCCAGAATAAGGATTTCATTTATGCGGGAGAGCGTTTCCGTAAGCCGTGTGCATGCGATGAAGATGAGCGAATGAAAGAGTACGAGGCCATGATAAAAGAGCAGGCAAGGAAGCAAGCCGAGGTATTGCGTAAAACATGGATTGCAAGCCCAAGTTTGAGGGAACTGACATTTGACAAAGATGATGGGCAAGCACCTGAAGTAACAAAGATGTGTTGGCAGTATGTGGAGCATTTCCCAGAGTTCTACGAAAAGAACATAGGCGCAATGTTACGTGGTGGAGTAGGAACAGGGAAGACATTCTTTGCTTGTTGCATTGCAAATGAGCTGATAAATAGGGGGTACACAGCATATGTTACGTCTATGCCAGAGATATTGACATATATGGCAGTAGGTGAGGAGCGTAGGCATGTGATGGATAAAGTATTAACTGCAGACTTGCTTGTTCTTGATGATTGGGGCGTGGAGCGAGACACTTCCTATGCCGTGGAGCAGGTCTATTATGTTATCGATAGTCGTTTGAAGATGGATAAGCCAATGCTGATTACTACGAATTTGTCCGAAGAAGATTTACATAGTGCGCCTTCTTTATCCTTGCAAAGGATTTACGACAGAGTGTTGGAGGTATGTCCGTTCATAATAGAGATTAACACAGGCTCAAGGCGTCCACAAAGTGCGGATAAGAAGCGAAAACAGTTATTCCAAATACTTGGAAAAGGTATTGACAATCCGAATATATAGTGTATAATAAAATTATGAAGATAAAGAAGGAGGGAGCGGGAATGAGACAGGAAGTTGGAACGGTGGCGTGTGTGGTAAATGGTAGGCGAGTGTTTGTGTCGGTAGATAGAACAGACATTCCGAGGTTAGAAGGTAAGAGTTTAAGTAAGTTAGCCACAATTAAGTTAGCGGACGTTGAAGTGCCCATGGTAATTAAAAGGTGTGAAGTATGGCCGCAGTTGAAGTGTGGAACGTTGGTATGGTCTATGATGGTGGAGTTCGAAAGTGAAGAGATAGACCCTATGTTCTTGCATGGGACAGAGCCTAAAATTGAGTTTGAGTGTAGAGAAGAAGTAAGTTCTGAAGAAGAAGAAAATTATGTTCAGGTGGGGTGGTTGGCATGAAAATGGTAGATTTGGAAGGACGTTTACTTGAGGCAAAAAGTGATATGAGCGAGTTCACGGTGTTGTTTGAGAATGACATTAAGTATGTTAGGCGTGAGAGGTTAGTCCCAGATGCTTATACTTGTTACGATAATGAGTGGGTCTTGCTAAAGATTAAGGACGTAACAATTGTTGTGGATTGGAGCAAGGATGAGCCACGGGCTGGGTTAAAGGTAACGTTTACCTCCAAACAAATGCAGAATATCGTAACAATGCAAAGAACACAAGGGCTTGAGTTGAAGCCAACTATAAGGTTTTTACTTGATGATGTTGGAGTGCACGAAAACGTTGTTGAGGTATTGGCATGAACAAAGAAGATTTGGAGCAGAAACTTGAGATGCGCCACCGTTGGGTGGCGCATCGTGAAGAACTTATGAAGAATGCTCCAATCATAGATTATAAAATTAGCGACCCTTCAATGTGTGTGTGGGAGTTTCGGCATTGTGCTTTGTGCAAAGATAATAGCATTGTTGAGGAGGAGCTTTGGCAAACGATACCTTGCAAAATAAGGTTTGATGTAACAGAGTGCGTTAGGCGGGTATATAATAACAGGTAGCTGGAGTTGTAGGGAGGAGGTGAGACGGATAACAAAAGAGGTACGAAGTTGGGGGAGGACAACACCTCCCCCATTTTTCATTTTATGGTATACTGTAGGCGTGAAAGCAAGTGTTATATGCAGAAAAGGGGGGAAAATATGTTCTTTGACGTAGGGAATGGGCTGTTTATTAACACGGATGCCGTTTGTAGTATGTTACTCGTAAGTGATTTCGACCAAGAAGGCAATGAAGTGTGGTACATTAAATTGTTTGGTACGTTCTCTTTACCTGAACGCTATGTTGCTCCAGATGGCGGGCTGGTAGTTGGGCCATTCAAAACACGGCAAGAGGCTGAAAAATATATCGGATTAATGGATGAAGAGATCGTTTTCGAGGCTGAACATGTTGAGGCGCATTGATGAGATTAAAGCTGAAGGGTCAGTTATAAACATAAAGATAACTTCCGATGAGGATGTAAAAGGTTCTTTGTATTTGCTTTCTGATGTCCACTTTGATGCCGTAGCATGTGATAGGGATGCGTTAAAGCGTAGCCTTGACAGAGCATTAGAGGAGGATGCGGCAATTATAATCGGCGGCGATTGGTTCGACGCAATGCAAGGTAAGTTTGACCCGAGGCGAAATTTGGATGAGTTGCGTCCCGAGTATCGCTGTGAGAAGTATTTCGATGTAGTGGTGGAGGATAGTGCAGAGTTTTTAAAGCCCTATGCCAGAAACATTATAGCAGTAACCCAAGGTAATCACGAGTTGGCCGTTAGAAAGAATTCAAACACCGATTTGTGCGATAGATTAGTGTTTCATTTACGTTTGGCTGGCAGCCGTGCGGTAACAGGGAAGTGGAAGGGCTGGTTCAGGTTTCGTTTTTCAGTTAAGGGTCATTATTCATCGTTGAAAATGTATTATGCACATTCAGCCGCAGGTGCAAATGCTCCAGTAACCCGAGGAGTGATAGCTACAAACAGACAAGCAGTTTATGAACCCGATGCTGACATTGTGTGGAATGGCCATACACACACTGCGTACCTTGTACCGATTGTTCGAGATAGGTTGAGCAATAAGGGAAGAGTTTATCAAGACATCGGCTGGTATGTGCGGACACCGGGATATAAACGTGATTGGCAAGAAGACGATTCGTTCATAGCGCAGAAAGGGTATGGGCCACAGCCCGTGGGTTGTGCAAAGGTAGATATTTACGCTGGGTACAAGGGTTTTCCGAGGGTACATACGAACTTGGAGATTGAGGCATGAACAGNAAGCGTAAAGGCAAGCGAGGAGAACTTGAGCTTGCAAAGAAACTCCAAGAGTATGGCTTTAATACGAGAAGGGGACAGCAATATTCAGGGCTGGGTGGTGATGATGTTGTCGGGCTGGAAGGCGTTCACATTGAGTGTAAAAGAGTTGAGCGGTTGAANNTNTANGATGCNNTGAAGCAGGCATGCAAAGATGCTGAAGCCGATGAACTACCAGTCGTATTCTGGAGGAAGAGTAAAGAGCAGTGGCTTGTTGTAATGAACTTAAGTGATTGGATATCACTTTATAAAGGTTGGTTATGGAGCGAAAAGGAGGCATGAAAATGGATACTGAAAAGCAAGAAATAATTAAGAGGCAAAGCGCACACGATTATGTGTATTGTCCAGAGTGCGGAACAAAAGTAATACATGATAGCGGTTGTGTAACTTGTCCNTNGTGTGGGTGGAGCTTGTGCGGGTGACATGAGCGAGTATGCTGTAACACCAGAAACACTTAAGATTAGGCAAGCATGGCCGTTGGAACTGAAAATTGAATGGGCAAAAGCAAAGATAAGAGAATGGGTGCATTATTGGGGCTTAGATGGTGTCTATGTTTCGTTCAGCGGCGGTAAAGACAGCACCGTTTTATTACATTTGGCACGTGAATTGTATCCAGACATTAAAGCTGTGTTTATTGATACTGGGCTTGAATATCCAGAAGTAAGAGAATTTGTAAAAACATGGGACAATGTAGATTGGGTAAGACCAGAAAAGAGCTTTAGACAAGTAATAGAAAAATATGGCTATCCAGTTGTATCTAAAGAGGTCGCAGGTCGTATTGAGCGTATACGTAGGAAGCCGAACGACACTGTTTTTGTTAATCGCTGGAAATATGGAATAATGCCAGATGGAACTCAATCCACGTTCAAGCTCTCCCAAAAATGGTGGTTTTTGATAGATGCGGATTTCAAAATTAGTGAAAGGTGCTGTTCAGAGCTTAAAAAAGGCCCAATTAAGAAATATGAGCGCAAGAATAATGTTGTCCCAATTGTTGGCTTGAAAGTAACAGATGGCGTTAAAAGAAAGACTAACTATTACAGAGAAGGCTGTAACGCTTTCAATGCTAAACGTCCGATTAGCAAGCCGTTGTCTATATGGACCGACCAAGATATTTTGAGATATATAAAAGAAAACAACTTACCGATAGCGAAATGCTACGGTGATATAATAGAAGATGAATATGGGAAGTTAAAAACGACTGGCTTAAGTGGCACAGGTTGTATGTTTTGCATGTTTGGAGTGCACATGGAACAGTGTCCGAACAGATTCCAGCAAATGAAAGTTAATCATCCGAAGCAATGGGAGTACTGCATGAAGCCGTTTGAAGAAGGCGGATTAGGATTAAAGCACGTATTGGAAACTTTGAGAGTGCCTTATGAATAATGACGTTTACGAAGCAGTTAGAAAGCGTGCTAATGGAAGGTGTGAGTTGTGCGGTAAGTTAACAAGCGAGTTGCAGTTACACCATGTTATTTCTGGGTATGGTAGAAGAAGAGAGCATGAAAGCGTAGAAACGTGCCTAATGCTGTGCAGTGAATGCCACAAAGAGGTTCATGGAAATGCAAAGCTGAACCGTGCGTTAAAACTGTTAGTTGAAGAGCGGCTAGACCGTATGGGGTATAATGAAAAAGAGGTAAGAACATTAATGGGGGGCAGGTTATACTGATAGAAGCACCAATATAGGTATGAAGGGGGTGCAGATAGAAATTCAATGGGAGAACCATGGGAAAAGCTGAGTAATGAAACCACCAAAGCTTATGCCGCATTTTGTATATACCGAGATCTTGGTTCAGAACGCAGCATAGATAAGGTTCTCGCTGTTACTGGCAAGAGGAACAGAAGCTCTTTGATTAAGTGGTCGTCCAAGTATAACTGGGTGGAGCGTGTTCAAGCTTATGATCAGTATCTGGAAGAACTTAAACGCAAGGAACAAGAACAGGCCATAATAGAGATGTCTAGAAGGCATGCCGAGCTAGCAGTTAGGATGCAAGAGCTGATTAAGGTGCGGTTGGAAGAGATAGATGTGAATGCTTTGTCTCCCAGAGATTTGGCCACGTGGTTAGATATAGCAACAAAGTTAGAAAGATTGAGCCGAGGCGAACCTACAAGCATTGAAAAAGGCGAAACTGATGAGCCGATAATCATTGAGATAATCAAGCAAACCGAGGGAACTAATGCCTAAGTTTACCTATGAGTTACACCCGGGCCAAGTAAGGGCTTTTGATAGTGAAGCACAGTATGTGGCAATGATAGCTGGCACTGGTGGAGGTAAAACATGGTTTGGTTCAATCTGGCTGGCAAGAGAAATAAAGAAAGATGTAAAGGCCGATTACTTGGCTGTAGCTCCCACATATCCGATGCTGAAAGATATCCTTTTACCGAGGGCGTTGGAAATACTGAATGATTGGCATGGTGGAACGTACAAATCAATGGAAAAGGTCTATTACCTGAAAGGCGGAGGCAGAGTTCTGTTTCGTTCAGCGGACAGGCCTTTAAGTATGGAAGGTGTGCACGTAAATGCTGTTTGGTTAGATGAAGCAGGCCAGATGCGCAGTGAAGCATGGCATGTTGCACAGAGGCGTGTAGGCTTTCATAAAGGAAGAATTCTAATAACAACAACACCGTATTTTCTTAATTGGTTAAAGATGGATATCTACGATCGGTGGAAGGAAGGAGATCCAGCCATAGATGTTATTCAATTCGGCACAGCAGAAAATCCGTACTATCCACGAGAACAGATTGAAGTTGCACGCAGAACGATGCCAGATTGGATGTTCAGAATGTTTTACTTGGGAGAGTTTGTAAAACCTGAAGGCTTGGTATATCAGGATTTTGAGGCTGGAGTGCACGTAGTGAAACCGTTTGAGATACCGAGCGATTGGAAGAGGATCATTGGAATGGATTTTGGCTACAACAATCCAATGGCTGCAGTGTGGCTGGCAGTTGATAATGATGGCAATGTATATGCTTACAGGGAATATTACGAGAGGCGGAAGCTACCACAGGATGTTGCTTCTGATTTGGCAAGGTTATCCAAAGGTGAACAAATAGATGCTATACTGGTTGATCCTTCAGCTCCAGTGCTAATTGAGGAGCTCCGCAGGCAAGGTTTTAATGCTATATCTGCAAATAATACTGTTAAAGAGGGCATAGCGGCAGTTACAGGCTTACTGCGAGAAAAGAGATTGTTCTTCTTCCGAGGCCTGAGTAATACATTGGATGAGATTGAGAGTTACCACTGGAAAAAAGTAAATGATCAAATAAAAGAAGAACCAGAAAAAGAGTATGATCATGCAATGGATGCGCTGAGGTATGGTATAATACACATAGTGGAAAATATAGAAAAACGTAGTCCTAAAGGGATTGACGTCTTGCGGGGGGTGAAGATCTACGGCGAATCCGTTTAAGTGGCTTGCAGGGGAAATATCAAAATTAAGGCAACCCGATTATGGGCAATATGGATGGGTTGTCAATGCTTATAACACGTCATATTCATTAAATACCTCACGAGTAAATTATCAGTTAGCACGTGAATTATATCGCAATACAAACGAAGCTTACAAGTTAGGAGCGGGCTTTGCGAAGCCAATAATAAACACATTAGCTGGGTTTATGGGTGCACCGCATTTCAGGTGTGCGGATGAGGAAGCACAGGCAGTGTTAGATGATTATCTCGTGGATTGGACAAGTAGAATCTTGCGAGTTCACCAATTGACATTGAGAGATGGCGACTGTTTTCTATATTTGTATGTGAATAACAAGAGAAGTGTTCTTTACCCAGAGCGTGTTGGTGGTTCAGTGGATTTCACAATCATACCGCCAGAGCAAGTTGCAGACATTGAGTTGGATCCCATTACGCATGAGCCAGTAGCATATACGATTTCGGCAAGGGTAATGTGGGATCAGGGAAGAAGGCAGTATAACTATACCCAAATCGTAACAGTAGATAGTATCGTAACACAAGCCGAAGGAGACGTACCATCAGATTTGAAGGTAGGCGAGCAACCTAATTTGTGGGGCTTCATACCGATAATACATTTTAAGAATGAGGCGGAAGAGACGCAGTTATTCGGCAATTCCGAGTTGGAAGCAGTAGAGCCATATTTTAAGGCGTACCACGATGTGATGTTACATGCTTTGCAAGGTTCAAAGATGCATTCAACTCCGAGGATGAAGTTACAGTTAAAAGATGTCAGCGGCTTCCTTAAAAACAATTTCCCTGAAGCGTGGGAAAGTATTCAGCAAGGTCGACCAGCGAGAATTGATTTAACAGGTCATGAGCTTTTAATCTTTACCAATGAAGAGGATGCGTCATTTATTGAGGTTAGTTCAGCGATAGGTGATGCGGGGTCATTGTTAGAGTTGTTATTTTACTGTATTGTTGATGTGTCTGAAGTGCCCGAGTTTGCATTTGGTGTGCACACTCCAAGTTCGCATGCGAGCGTGAAAGAGCAATACCCGTTGTTAATTCGAAGAGTAGCTCGTAAACGTGAGATGGTAACAGAAAGTTGGCAGCAATTTGCACGTATGGTATTGGCAATGCATTCACAGGTAACAGGGAAGAGGTTCAAGGACTATTCAGTAGCGTTAGCATGGGATGAAGTAATCGAGCGAGATGAAGAGCAATATGCAAGGGTACTTAATTTGCTCACGCAGGCAATTAATACTGCATTGATGGGTGGCTTCATGAGTATGGATGCGGCAGTGGATTTGTTGAGCGAGTATGTGGATACCATGCAAGGTTATGTTTCAGATAATGAAGAGCTTCCGGGTGAGCGAGAGAGGATAATAAGGAGTTGGATATTACGACAGCGGCTTGAAGAAAACGCTGGGATGAATGCACAATTAGAGGAAATTAATAAGGCGATAGAAGAAGCACGTAATGAGCTGGCGTGATGATTTGAAGCGTTTCAATGGGCCGTATTATAGGTGGGCACTTGAAAATAGGCGAAAGTTTCTTACTACCGAGTTAGCCACAGAAAAGGCATTAGCCAAGGAAGTGGAAGGGATGGTCAAAGATTTGAGCGTTTCTATAGAAGGCATGCCTTCCGATGTAGCGGCACAGATGAAGTATGTTAAAGCTGGGTTGAAGGATTTCGCCAAGGCGTTGAATGGCAAACAGAAAGATATCATTAGCAAAGGTATCGAGAAGGCAGTAGGCATTGGGGTTGAGTATAACGAGAAAGTTANTGCGGATTTACTCCTAAAGGTGTTCCCTGAAGTAGCTGGAAAAATACAAAATGTGTTTGGTTCAGTGCAAGAAGATGTTATCAAGGCAATGTGGAATCGCAGGGTTGGTGGTTTATATTTAAGCGATAGGATTTGGAATATAACTGGCGATACCACAGAGGCGATAGGGAGGATATTAACAGCAGGGATAGCAGAAAACATGGACCCTGTGGATATAGCAAGAGCATTGACAAAGTATGTTAAAGAAGGTTCAGGGACATTAGTAAAGGACTACCCTAATATGATGAAACGCATGGGTAGGAGGTTACCGAAAGACTTAAATTATGAGTCGTTGCGTCTGGTTAGGACAGAGTTATCAGCGGCTCATGGTGATGCCACGTTAAAGAGTGCGACATATAACCCTGCATGTAGAGGTGTGAAGTGGGTATTAAGTTCAGAACACCCAGAGCAAGACATTTGTGATGAGTTAGCATATGCCGACCAAGGGTTGGGGCCGGGTGTTTACCGAGTAGAGGATGCTCCACCAATGCCTGCGCATCCGAATTGTTTGTGCTTTTTTACAGAGGTAGTGGAAGACCCAAATGCATTTGTGCAAAGGTTAGAGAGGTTCAGGGACAATCCAGATAGTGATCCCGAATTGCAGGAATATTGGCAAAGGACATTTGCTAAGCCATCAGAAGAAGAAGAAACAACGCCGTCTTTTCCATCTGTACCAAAGAAAACTTTGGAAAGGGCAATGCATGATCCTGATTATTTATCTCAGCAGCTGAATGCTTCACATGGGGATATTGTTTTGCAGGATATGGCGAAGGAGGTCGGGTTCGATAAAAAGCCCACATTATTGAGTAAGGAAGAGATGGACGCTTACATTCAACAAGGAAATAGAGAGCTTCTCCGTGGTATTGCAGGGCGTGAAGGAAAAGCTGAAAAGTATGTAGAGCAATTTAAGACTGGAGAATATTTTGCAGGAAAAGGGGTCTATGGAAATGGAACATATACGGCATATGGGGAGGATAGGATGGAAGTTGCCAAACAATTTGCAGATGGGGTGGAAAAAAATATATTGCGTATGGCCTTAAAAAAAGATGCAAAAATAATATCGTATGATGCCCTTATAGAGATGCAGAAGGCAGAGTTTACAGCTCTACAGGAGGAAGAACGGGCCCTACGAAGAAAAGCATGGAGAGAGGCCGATAGAATTTACCATGAGACTGGAGATGATGATAAAGCTGAGATGTTTTTAAAGGAGGCTGCTAAAAAGTGGGAAGAAATGGAGAAATTCCGACGGGTTCTTGCGGATCCAGGAAGATATGCATTGTATAAAGGGTATGATGCAATAGACATCCCTTCTCCAGGGTTTATGCTGGTGTTAAATAGAGGAAAGGTTTTTGTTCAAAAATAATAAAGAAAGAGGGTGTAACTTTGCTTCCTGAATTGAGTAGAAGGATTGGAAAGGTTATGAGCGCTCCGTCAATGCTAGGACTAACGATTGAAGAAAGAGAACGATTTATTCGTGCAGTAGAAAAGGCGGAAAAGTTCACGGATTTAGGGATTGAGGAGCAGTTCATGATTTTGCGGGCTGAGAGAGAAATAGAATTGTTAAAAAACAATGGAAGCAAAAATACAGATAGATCTGTTAGATTCAGATGGGAGAAAGGCGAGGTCACAGCTGAATTTTCGCAATGCGCGTATTGCAAGAACGCCTTGGATTATGCTACCTGTGCAGAATTCGGGCCAAAACCTAAAAAATACCGCCGCAACGAAGAACCCTGTCCAAGGCGAATACCAGAAAAATGAAAGGAAGGAGGACAGTGGAAGAAAAACAAAAGCAAAACCAGCCAATTCAGGTTTACGAAAATCCTCCTTCAAAGCGAATTGAGATTCATTCCAGACATCAAAAGCTGGTGGTGCGAGACTTAAAGACCGGTCAATACGTTAACAAGCGCTGAGGCTAAGGCCGAGGCGCTTTTATTGTGCCATTTATGTGGTATAATGGAACATATGAATGGGGGTGAACGTTCAATAAAAGTTGAGAAGAGGTACGATAAAGCACGAATAGAGATTAACCCGAAGTATGGGAAGCCGATTATCCGAGACATGAAGACAGGGCAATACCTTCCCAAGTATAGAAAGGGGGTGAAATAGTGCCGACAAAATTTACCATTAATAATGACGAGATTTCAGAACGTGATTGGGGGGATGTAGACAAAGGCAGTATTTGGCAAACATTTATTAAAGCACGGGAAGAAGAAGCTTCAGGGCTTGCAAGTGCGATAAAAGAGATGTATGCAGTAGTCAAAGCTCCTGTTGATGAGAATTTAAGGGAAGCCGATTGCTGGGGACCACACCATGAGATAAGAAGCGATGGAACATTAGTCGTTAATCGTAGGGGCGTAATAGCGGCAGTTGGAGCATTAGCTGGTGCAAGGGCAGAGCCGAATTTAACTGCGAGTGAGAAGAAGGAGGCGGCAATGCATTTGGCGAAGCATTACCGAACAATGGGATTAGAGCTTCCCGATACGATAAAGGAATATGCAGGCGAAATGGCAGTACCGTTGCAAATGGATGTTATTGGCGAGATGGCGGTTGAGGATATCCCAGTCGCACCGTGGGCTGATGTGAAGAGTTTGCAAGAGAATGACCCTAATCCGATGGAGGTAGTCGTAGCAGTACCCGTTGGTAAGTCTAAAAGAGGCTGGTTTTACACTGAAGAAGCACTAAAAGCTATTGAAAGAACGGTAAATGAGCAAGGGCTTCCGGGATTTATGGGTCATCAAAAACCTGATAATGTGGATCATGAGTTCCCAGAGCCAGTTACACATTGGGTAGGTGCAAAGTTTGAAAATGGCAAGTTGTATGTGCGAGGTGTGATTGATAAGTCGGCTGAAGATTTGAAGCGTTGGATCAAAGGCAATGCTGTAAGGACAATTTCTATCTTTGGCGTTCCGAAATTAAAGCACAAAACATGTGGCGAAATTGAGGTTGTTGATTATCAGCCGTTGAGCATTGACTGGACATCGTTAGGAAGGGCGGGGTTGGAAACACAAGTTATAGCTATCGGCGAAATGGATAGGGTAAGAGAAGAGACAAAAGAAGAAACACAAGAAGAAACAAAGGCAGGTGATAGCATGGACGAAGTGCAAAAGGTTTATGGTGAGCTGACAGAGTTGCTCGGGGTAGAAGGTGAGGAACTTGTCGCAAGTGTAGAGAAGATGAAAGCCGCANTTGAAGAGCAGAAACGCAAAGAATGTGGCGAGTTGGTGGAACAGCTGATTAAAGAGAAGGTTTCAGGCGAGGTTGCGCAGGTGTTGGTAAAGAAGTTGCTTAAGTATGAAGGTGAGCCTGACAAAGAGAAAATAGCAGGCGAGATTGAGAATATCTTGAACGACCCAGATGTGAAAGAAGCATTAAGTAAGATTTATGCTGTAAACCCTCCAGTAGTGGGTGAAGAGCATAGTAGTAAACTCGTAGTTAAGCGAGTAAGAATTTAGAAAGGGGGCAGAGAAAATGGCGTTTGATGGACAGCCAGTACTAAGCACAGAGTATCAAATACCACAGCCAAAGGTTAGTGATGGCCAGAGTGTAGTTGTAACAGCTACAGATGATGTGGTTGCAGGTGAGTTTTACGAAATTGAAGACTTTCTTGGAGCGGCCATGACTAATGGCAAAGAAGGGGATAAGGTAGTGCTGAACATTGAGCAATCGGAGTATCAGACCACCAAGGTTGCCTCAGATAAAACATTTACAGTTGGGCAAATAGTGTATTGGAATGGAGCAGCGTTTACTTCAGATGAAAAGCAAGGTACTACTCCAAATAGAGTAGCTGGCAGATGCACGAGTTGGGATGATACCAATAAGGTGTTGACATTTATACTTACACCGCAGGCATATTCAGTAGTGCAAATCTCTGGAACGTAGAAAGGGGGCTGATATAGATGATTATAATTGATCAAGAAAGTCTTAAAGCCGCAAAAAGGCAAGGAACATATACATATACCGTACCTATGGTGATTGATAAAAAAGAGTACCCTGTAGACGTTCGGCTGATTAACGGTGAAATGGAAACGTATCAGCTGACTAAACCCATAGGTGAGTTGATGACATCAGCATCGCTTGAAGATAAGCAGGACTTGTTGAGGAAGGTTACGTTAGATGTCCAGCTGGGTAGGGAGCAGGTTCAGACACTGTATGCTCCAGTTTACCAGACTTTGAGCGACCCTAATTTCCCGAGGGTATTGCAGGCAACATGGGCGATGTATGGTAATGTGGTATTCCTTGAGCATTTAGAGGGGCAGGAGGTTCATTTCGGGAGTTTGTCCGTTGAGCAGGGGCCGATTGCTACCATTCAGGAATACACTGCAGGATTTGAGTACACCAAGGAACTCATAGATTTCAATGAGATGTTTAGGATTGAGCTTATCAATCAGGCGATTGGACAGGCTTACAATGCGTTGTTAAATCATATCCACTTGTACCCGATTTTCAGTTACAACAATTACAATACCAAGAATGTTACCACATGGAAAGGTGAAACAGGCGACCCATTGTGGTTAGGGATTTATAAGACATTGAGGCAGGCAATCATAGATGCCACTTTAGCAAAGCGTCCAGCGACAGTGTTACTTGCAAACCCAGCTGATAGGTTTGATATTGAACTTGCATTGCGTGGAGGTTTTACCATAGAAGGTACGACTTATCCAGCGTTATCAGGCATTGATACGATTATCTACTATGAAGGTTGGCAAGGAACAATGAATGGTAAGCCATATGTGTATGAAGGAGTACCGCAGGGCAAAGCGTATTTGATTAGGCCGAAGCAAGGGTTTAAGGAACTCGTGAAGAAAGATCTTACAATTGAAACTACCAGCGGTGATTTGACGAGGTTAGTTGAAGCTCAAATAATCGCTTATGCTTACCGAGGCGTGTTTGCTGCATTAGATGAGAATGTGCAAAAGGTAGAGATTAGCGCAAGCTAACGATGATACCAACTCCAGAGTTAGTTGAGCAGTTACGCAATCTTGCTGGTGAGAAGGAAGAGGGAAGGTTCACTGATGCCGAATTAGAAGACATTATTAAGGCGTCAGATAACATTTATGCGGCGGCTTCCTATGTATGGACATTAAAAGCGGCGAGGATACAAGAAGAGTTAGGGAACATCCAAAGCTATTCTATTGGTGCAGAAAGTTACACTTATAGGTCGTTGACAGACATGTTGGAGTTGTGCTTAAAGATGGCTGACTTATATTCCCAGATGGGTGATATGGGAGCAAGAATTGTGCAGGTTAATCCTCCTGATGTGGTATGAAGGAACAGCGGGTTAGAGACATCGCATGGGCAATTGAGCAAAACCCTGTAGATGTTACCATTTACCGTACACAGCGAGTATTGAGTGAAGGACATTACACCGAGACTACCATGGAAGTAGGAACATATAGAGTGCGTATATTCTTGAATGATAGGCATACTCCAGCAAAATTGATTGATGAAGGAGGGAGGGCATTGCGCAGTGTAACATGGTCAATGCTTTGTGATGCTTCCGCAGATGTAAAGGCTGGTGCAAATGTTGTGGATGTGGTAGATGTACCTATGCTGGGGAAGTTAAAAGTAGTTAACGTTATCCCGTTAAGCGTACAGGGTGAAGTGGTAGGATACCAAGTGCAGTTGCAGGGGATGGATGAATGATAAAAGTTGCCCAAGGTTTCAGTGATAAAAGTAAATATAAGTTTCAGCAGATTTATGCGTTAATGGACACGGTATACCGACCAATGACAGAAGGGTACATGAAAGCAAACAAGCCGTGGACTACACGAACAGGTTTGGCTGTGGCAGGGTTACATTCCAGAATAGAGAAGAGCGAAACCGAAATAAAACTCATACTTGGGCATGGCGTAAGTTATGGCGTTTACCTTGAGCTTGGGCATAAGGTAAAAACTAAAGGCGGTAAGGTAAAAAAGGTTAAGCCGTATGCGATACTTAAGCCGACGCTAGACAAGTTCTATCCAGATATATGCGAGCGTATAAGGGAGCTGTGGAGCATGTGAGAGACGAAATAAGGAAGTTACTCGTAGAAAAAGTTGCATTAGTTGGTGAAAGGGTATACGAGCCATATGTTCCTTCATTGCAAATAGAAAAGCCTTATCTTGTAGTTAAGGAAGGTACAAAGGAAGTACCAAACGATTGGGCTGGGTATACGACTACCGTTGAAGTGTGGATATTTGAAAACTTTGAGACATTTGCGGATGTAGATCAGTTGGCGGTAGATGTGATTAGTGCGCTGGATAGAGTAATAATCACGGTTAATAATAAGAAGTACTTATTACGTTACCTTGCTACCATAGGTGAGGATTTCTGGGATGAGGAGCTACAAGCATTAGAACGTGGCTTGCAGTTTCAGGTCTTTTCATTGGGTTGGTTGAATGGTGAGACATACGACCCAGATCCAGTAGCAGCATTACGTACTTGGAGTGAAAGCCGCTGGGTGAAGGTTGAGACAAAGGAAGGGAAAATAATCAAAACACCGATATTGCAAACTGACCCAGATACATGGGACCCGTCAGACCAGCGTCCGGGCTTGTATTGGCGAATTGTGGAAGTATCAGCACCATATAATGTAAGTGCGTCAATGTATTGGATGAATTTCACCATTTATGGGCACGTTGTGGCACCAGATCCGAGCGTCCGTAGAGAATGGATAAGGAAAGTCGTTGAAGCGTTAACAGATGCGATGCGAATAAATGTTAATGATGTTACGGAGTTGTGCGTAGAAGAGATATCAGCTACAATGGATGCAGATCCGTTAACAGTGGGACAAATCAGGTTACGTGGAACAATGGGACTCATGCGTAGTAAAGTAAGTGCGGAAGTATTGAATAATGCTTCCGTTAGTGGTGGGGTGTCCTTTACAGTGAAAGTACCCATATTAAACCCTGAAGGGGAAGGAGGTTCGGCGGATTGAGTGCAAAAAAAGAAGTAATAGAAGAAGAGCAGGACACCAAAATAAAACCCGAGGGAAAAGAGGCTGAAGATGTTTATACGCTTAATGATTTGGTAGCGAATGCTGGCATATTTGGAGTGAAGCCCGAAGCAATAATTGGTGCAATGAAAATGGCTGGTAAAGAAGAAGCTACCAAAAAAGAGATAAGTAAGTTTCTGTCGGATTTTTTACGAAAAGAGGTGTAGAGTATGGCAGGAGTAACGTTCACAAGCGGTGAACAAAAAGTAAGGCCGGGCGTATTTGTCCGAGTGCAGAATATAGGACAGCCAGTAGTCCCCGCATTACCGCAAGGGATTGTGGCTGGGATAGTAAAAAGTAATTGGGGGCCGATTAACACACCTATTACCATAGCTACAAATGAAGCAATACGAGACGTGTTTGGAATAGGTGAAAGTTTGACAATGCTTACCGAGGCGTTTAAAGGAGGGTGTAGTAAACTTGAAGTGGTGCGTGCAGGTACAGGTGGTGCACCGTCAACCATTGTGCTTACCGATACCGCTACCACCCCAGCGAATGTGGTTAATATCACAGCAAAATATCCGGGCACAAGGGGTAATAATTTCACGGTAACAATTAGGGATTCATTGACAAATGCGAGTTTAAGAGAGTTCTTGCTGTATGAAGGAGCAACGTTGTTGCTTACCGTACCATTTGCAAAAGAAACAGCAGAGCCCGATGCTTTGGTTTCAGCATTGAATAGTTCACAAGCGAATAAATACGTTACTGCAGAGAAGATTGCGGCTGGTAATGGAACATTGAACGCAGTAGCCAATGCGGGTATGACAGGTGGGCTTGACCCTACCACTACCGCAAATGATTATTTGACAGCCCTTACATCACTTGAGGCGGTTGATTGGAATGTGCTCGTAGTTGATAGTGAAGATCCCTTTTTATTTACTTCAATTCAGGCGTACATAGACCGTGTAAGGAATGCTGGTAAGCGTGTCATGGCAGTGTTAGGACAAAAGACAAATGTAGAGTTAAGCACCAGACTAACATTGGCACGTAGTTTTAACGACCCAGCAATTGTGTTTGTGGTGAATGGGTTCAGTTACGCTGATGGGACAGCGATAGAAGGTTATAAAGCCACAGGGCGGGTAGCTGGGATGATTGCAAGTGCTGATGTAACAGAGAGCCTTACCCATGCCGTAATACAGGGAGCTACAGGTTTGGTAGGTGCTTTGAGCAATACCGATATAGAAAGTGCGCTGAATAGTGGAGCATTGGTGTTTACGTTGAACTCGCAGAAGCAGGTTCAGATTGAGCAAGGCATTAATACGTTTATAACTCCGACGGCTGACCTTGACATGGGTTGGAGGAAGATTAGAAGAGTAAGGACAAGGGACACGCTGATTGACAGAATTGGTGCGACTTGGGACTTGTTGATTGGGAAGATAAATAATGACGCTAATGGTAGGGCTACATTGATGGCAGCAGCGCAAGGGGTAATAAATGAGATGATTAATGAAGGGGCACTAATTGCTGGTCAGATTTATGAAGACCCGACCAACCCTCCAGAAGGCGATAGCGCATGGTTTATCATACAAGTAGATGATACCGATAGTGCAGAGAAGCTGTACTTGACATTCCAGTTTAGATTTGCTCCAGTATAAAAGGGGGTGAAAGAATATGGCAGATGGCAGATATATATTCCGAGATTGTGTACCTGATGGTGCGATTGACATCGTGAATGTTCGGACAGGGGATATTGTGCAACGAGCATGGAGTTTCAGGGTAAATGCTCCAGTAGAATTGCAATCAGCCCTTGATGGAGGAACATTCCAGCCTAATCACATTATCCGTGGTTATGATGGGGAACTTTATGATGGCGATGGTAATTTGCTGGCTGAAGTAAACACATTCCAAGCACAGATAAACCTGACCAATACCGATTACCAAGCAGCTGGTAATAAACAAGTATGGGCAATACCCCAATCTTATACAGTTACTTTGACATTTACAGAGACAGTAATAAAGGACGCCAAGATACTTAAAAAAGTGTTGGACAGTTTAGCAAAAGGAGCTCCAGATGCAAGATTAAACTTTATGGGGGTATTACACGCACACACATAGGAGGGGTGAGAAGTGAGTAAGGTTGATAAAGAGGAGTTATTAAGTAAAGAAGATGTCATACTAAGGGATGTAGCTGGCATTCTAAAAGCGATGGATACAATCGTAGAATATGAGACATACAACGTAGTTAGGGATGGGAAGGAGTTATTTTCGTTCCGAGTGCGTGGGTTGACCGATGAAGAAGCCGAGGAGTGCAGGCAAGAAGCTACAAAAACAGTGCGAGATAAAAGACTTGGCAATTTGGCAGTACCGCAGGAGTTCAATGCCGCAAAGTTTAATTCATTGATGATTGTCCAAGCCACGCATCCAGAAGACAGGGCAATGCTTTGGGATAACAAAGAATTGTGGGAGAAAGCCAATGTTCTTGCTGGTTGGCAGTTGGTGGATAAAGTGCTTAAGCGTGGCGAGAAGAATGAAGTTATCGAACTCATAGAGCGTTTGAGTGGGTATAATAGCGAGGAAAACGAGAGCCGAGTTGAAACTTTAAAAAACTAATCAGGGCAGGTGGTGAAGCGACCATAATTCACCACCTGCTCCAAAGATGTGGTATCACTCCAGATGAGTATTGGAGTAAGCCACCAAAGATACGTGATTTTATGCGTGCAAGCATGTTGGTGGAGTTAGAGCAGGAGCAAGAAGAATTAGAGAAGATAAGGGGGAAAGATGGCTAACGAGACCTATAAGGTAGAGCTTTTAATTACCGCACAAGACCAATCAGCACCAGTTATAGAGCAGGCAAATGAGCGAATTAATCGTTTCGCCCAGAATGCCGAATTAACAAATAAGAAGTTAGCCCGTTCCCTGAATACGACTTATAAGCCTACCATAACAGCGATTGATAATACAGCACCAGCGGTAGCAAGTGCGCAATCAGGCTTGAGTAGAATTGCTGGCAAAGTGTGGAGTGTCGTTGTGCATGCGGTTGACCAAGTTACGCCTGTATTTTCGAGCATTTTAAGTGGTGCAAAAAGTTTTGTGAGTAAAATAGGCAGCATTTTGGGTGGAGTAGGAAGGATGATAACATCACCACTTGGGATGCTTGGCATAGCTGGTGGTGGGGTAGGGATGACAGCCCTTATTGCTGGACCGTTAAAACTTGCAGGAGAGATGGAGCAGGCGAGGGTATCGTTTAAGTTTTTCCTTGAGGATGAAGAGAGGGCTAAACGTTTTATAGGCGAGTTGCAAGCACTTGCAGCTATTACACCATTTGAATTTAAAGATGTGCAGGATCTTGCTACCCAGTTGTTACCAGTTTATAAACAGATGTATGGATTAGAGAATGCTACAGCTATGACATTAGATACGTTGCGTAAATTTGCTGATGCGGCTTCTATGACAGGTGCGGGTATGGAAGGGTTGAAGGGTGCAATGCTCGGATTTACACAGATAGCCCAAAGTGGTAGGTTGAATTTGCAGGATTTA